AAAAGCTGGCTGGTCTATAATGTTGCTCATAGATATATCGGTGGATATCACAAGGCCATAGCCATAAGGCAATAATGCTTAATATTACCAACATAGAAGATGCTTTACGAGTCTGGATAGTCGGCGTAACCGGAATAGAGGCTATCTTCGCTCATCCGAATGCACCGAGACCGACTGTCCCATATGTATTGATTCATATTGTACAAAACGTTCCGATTGGTATTCAAGAGGCGGAATTAACTCTAAATGGCACCTCTGTTGATATTGATTATTCCAATGTTGAGGAACTTTTTGTAAGTATCAACGTCTTTTATGCTGGGTCATATCAGACAGCTACGAAATTAAAAGATAGCCTGGGCAGAGTAACTGTAACAGATCAACTTTTTGCTGCCGGTCTGGGATATAAAAACGCAACGGCTGTAAATGATATCCCGGAAGAAATCAACAAAAAATGGGAAGAGAGATCGCAATTTGATTGCTTCTTTTTTACTCGTTCCCTTGATGAAGAAAATATTGAAACAATTCAAAAGATCGAAGTTACTAATAATATAAATGACGATGGTGACACGATGATAATCGAAAAGCCATAAAAGGAGAATGATATCATGACAACGAGACCTATAACCAGATTTATTGATGTTGAAATTAGAAAGGACACTCCCAGGGTGTCGGCTGCTGGATTCGGGATTCCTTTGGCAATAACCGATTCAATCCTGCTTTCTTCAACAAGGCGGCATAGAAGCTTTCTTTCAGCGGCGGCTGTCGATGCTTTTTTCGGGGATGCTTCTGAGGAATCTCTTGTAGCGAATGCTTTCTTTTTTCAGGATTCTTTTCTTGAAAACCATCCGGACGAATTGCAATTCGGGCGATATGTCGATGCCGATATCGCAGCCTTGCTTGAATGTGGCAGCGCACCGGAAACAGATATTGAGGTATGGAAACTTGTTTCCGATGGTGAATTTGCTGTTACTATTGATGGTGTTTTAGTTGAAAAAGACTCCTTAGATTTTTCTTCTGTCACAAGCATGGACGATGTTGCATCGGTAATTGATACGGCGCTCGGAGCTGATGGTGATTGTTATTTTCTGATTGACCGGTTTAATATTAACAGCCCGACTACCGGCGCAGCTTCAACAATAACTCTTCTGGATACTGTTGCTGTCCCGGCTGGTACGGATATAAGCGGCTCTGACTACCTTGATGGTGACGTAATTGTCGGCCCGACTAATCTGGGCGGCTCAGTACTTTCCCAGGGTCAAATTGCTGAGGATTTTGCAACCGCCATTACAGCCATTGAAGCAGTCAATAGTGATTGGTATGCCATGGGTGCTTTGAAGAAATTCCGGGATGATTCTATAACCGAGGATATGGCTGATGAAATCGAAAGCCGTAGAAAAATGTTTCTCATTGCGACAAACGATGCCAACACTTTGGTATTGGATAACACCACAACATTTATGTATTATCTGAAAAATGCCAACTATTCAAGATCGGCTGGTATTTATCATGATAACGCTACTCTTTATCCTGATTTTTCATGGCTCGGCCAACAGCTTCCTAAAGATATCGGCTCTACAAACTGGGCATTTAAAGAACTTGCAGGAATAGCGGAAGGCGCGGAGGTTGACATTCCAGCGGTTGTTTTATCTGAATTGCAAAAAGACGGCGCACTTGATGTAAACTGCAATCTTTATTCGGAAGTTCTTGCTGCCGATTTCGTCTATATGGGAACTATGGGCGGCGGTAAGAATGTTGATAAAGAAGGTGAGTTTATTGACATTATACGCAATATCGACTTTTTGCAGGCCAGGACTGAAGAGGGCTTGATGTCTCTACTGCTTGAAAAAGATATTATACCTTTCACGAATGCCGGAATTACAATGACAGATACCAGGCTTAAAAGCAGACTTGATGAATACGGTGTAAAGCAGGGTATTCTGGTTGAGGGCTCTGTTAAAACTTCTTTTCCGAAAAGGTCAGAAGTATCTCAAGCAAATAGAGATGATAGGCTGTTACCTGATGGAACCTTCACGGCTGAGTTGCAAGGTGGCATAAATAAAATAGTTATCCGGGGAACAGTTTTTATATAATCAATAATCGTTTTTTAAAGGGAGAATAATAATGTCGGATTTTAAAAACTTTTCATTTTCAAACGTAAACGTGATCTTTGGCATCCTTGAATTACAGGGATTTGGTGATGGTGACGATGTTGTTACGATTGATTTTGATAAAGATCAGTTCGCTGATATGGCAGGGGCTAAAGGCGATGTTGTCCGATCTCAAACGAATGATAACCGCTGTACTGTTACAGTTAAGCTTTTGCAAACATCAAAAAGCAACGCAGAATTAACTGTAATTTACAATGCTGACAGAGAGCTGGGCACAGGCGTGAACCCACTTGTTGTCGAAGATAAAGAGACTTGCGAAACTTATGTAATTAATAACGCCTGGATACGAAAATATCCAACTGTTACCAGGGGCCAGGCTCCGAATTTAATGGAATGGGTGTTCAGGGGTGATTTCATGACACCGGCTATCGTGTAAAGGAAAAATATGGAACAGAAAAGTAAATCTATAGGCACGACTACGTATCTTGTGACACAGATGGACGCTGTCAGAGCGCTTAAAGTACAAACGAAACTTATCAAACTTCTTGGGCCAGGCGCTCTTCCATTAATGGATACAGCACAGCCGATAAAAGAAAAACTGAAAGCTCTAATACCGGCCTTGATGGAAAACTTTGACGATGATCTTGTAAACGGTCTTGTCTTATCCCTTTTTGATAAAGGCGTTTTTATACAGGTTGGAGACGTGCCGAAGGTAGTTGATTTTTCAACTCATTTTGCCGGAAAGCCTTTTGAAATGTGGAAAGTGGTTGCTTTCATCCTGGAGGTAAATTTTAACCTGGGGGAGTTGTCAGGGTCAGATTTGCCCATCACAGAAAAGGACGAATCGACCCAAGAAAGCTGAACGTTGAACCGTTTATCGCAAGATTAATAAATGGTGAAATTGCAACATTGCATGAATTGCAAACAATATACAGTTTGCAAGATGCATATTATCTGAGCGAAGTGCTTGATTTAAAAGAAGAGCAAATTTATTTGCAAAACAAAGGCGATAAATAGTGGCTGATAGAGTCATAGAAAATCTGATAACAAAGCTATCGTTCGATTTTGACGATGAAAAGCTGACAAAATTCGACGAGCATCTTGAAAATGCCGTTAAGGGTTTAACCGCTATCGTAGCTGCAGCCGCTGTTGCTGCTACCGCAATTTTCGCATTTACGAAAAAGATAGCTGAATCAAACGATGAATTAATGAAGTTTGCACAGCGCACCGGCATTGACATCCAGGCATTACAAGAGCTTGGCTATGTTGCAGAGTTAAATGGCGGTTCAATCGATTCAATGAACAGTTCGCTTGAAAATCTTGCTCGTATTTCATCGGAGGCTGCAAGGGGTGTCGGCGCTGGGGTTGAAGTTTTTGGAATGCTTGGCATATCCGTAACCGATTCTAATGGGAGGCTTAAAGAAGCGGATGTCATGCTCAATGATGTTTCAGATGCTATATCCAGGCTTAATACACAGGCAGAGCGTCTTGAGTATGCTCAAAAGCACGGAATCGGCCCGGACCTTCTTGTCGCTATTCAACAGGGTAGCGAAGCAATAAAAAAACAAAGACAAAGATTTAAAGATCTCTCCTTTGTGATTGATAAAAGCGCTGGAAAAGCCGCCGCTGATTTTGTTGACGAAATGCTAGATGTACGGACAGTTATTTCGGGGGTTGCAAATCTTATCGGAACTAAGCTTATTAAACAATTTAATAAAATGAATGGCCGATTTATAAACTGGTTTATAACAAATAAAAAAATAATACAGCAAAATATCAATCTATATTTTGATAAGTTCTTAAAAGTCGTTACTGGTGTTTTCAATGTTGTGAAAAGGGTTGCCAGTATTATCATGAGCCTGGTTGATGCCATGGGTGGCTTGAAAAATACAATTATCGTAGTTACCGGATTATTGCTTGCCATGAACGCATCTGCTCTTTTAATGCCGATATTGTTAGTTGCCGTCGCGGCCGGAATACTCTTAGTCCTTGAAGATATTATTAAATTTGCAGAGGGCGGGGATTCTGCTATCGGGCAACTGGCTAAGAAGTTTCCAGTGCTTGATGCAGCATTGAGGACTATTCTTGATCTATTGGCAA